AGGAACTTGACCGCCAAGCTCCCAAAGCTAACCCACGGAGCGTATAGGCCGTTGAGGTGATAGGAGCGTCTGGCTGGTTCGCCCTTGGGATTGGTTGCCCTCCACTCCCCCTCTCGGAGCATCTTGGTTTTCTGGCCGTCTTGAATCTTGCCCTTGCATCCCTCGCACTCGTAGTAGGTCGAGGATTTCACTAGGGCATAATCATAAACGCCATCTTCTATCTTGGCCGATTCATCCCACTTCACTTGCCCCCAGATTAGTTTTTGTTTTAATCCACAATGGGGACAAGGCACAAAATAAAAGCGCATATCCCCCTTCTGCCATTCAGCCCAGATTATTGAGTCGGCGGTTGTCGGGGTGCTGGTTGCTATGATTAAATGATTGGGATAGGTGCTGACTCGTGCTTCTGCTAACTGGACTGGGTTTGCCTCTCTCCCCGCCCCCGCTTGCTCTGGGAACTTATCGACCTCATCCATACAGAGCAAAGCAATCGAGCGACTAGAAAGAGCCGAGGCACTTGTTCCTGCCCACCAGACCGAGCATCGCTTAAAATGTTGCTCTAGGATTTTGATCTTGTCGGTGTTGTCGGGCTTTTCTTTGGCTAGGGCTGGGCAGTCATCCACCATCGGAAGCCATCGGGTTTCTGTAAATGATCGGGCTAAATGTTCCGAGGGCATCACCCACAAGACCGGACAAGGGCGTTCTGCGATTCGATACGCTAGGCCAGCGAGAATCGTTGTAGTCTTTGAAGTCTGCGCCCCCCAGACTAACACCACCCTCCGAATTGAATCATCCCCAAAAGCCTCTAGGGGTTCACGAACATAGGGGGTGAGAGTTGTCGAATATGCTCCGGGTATGTTCGTTACTCTTGCCGAGAGCGTGAGGTTTTTCTCTGCCCATTCTGGGATTGATAGTTGTTCTCTTGGTTCAAAGAAACTACGGCTGAACGCCCCGATGTTCATCTCTTAACCATATAATCTTTTGCATACGCCCACGCTGGGTTCATGTGAATCTTATGATGGCACTCAAAGCAAACCGCCAAGAAAAACTCTACCTCGTTGAGCCTATCCCCAAACCTCCCTCGCCTATGGTGAACTTGGCTCGCCATCTTGCTCTGGCAGACTTGGCAGACTGGGGTGTTGCCCAGAAACTTCTCTCGCACATCTTTATAGACTTCGTTCTGGCCTTTTCTCTTTGCAGATACTCGGCGTAGTTTCCCGACTCGCTTGAGCGGGGTTTTGCGCTTGAGGGGCGAGCGTTTCATTCGTCAAAGAACGGCAGAATCAATCCTAGCAAGCCAAGGGTGGCAAGGATAATGAGGAAACATTCATTCACTTTTTAATCCACTTCCCGATGCACTCAAATAAAGTGGTGAGTAGATAGGCGAGAATAATACAAGCCCAGAACGCCACATTGATTAGCACGATTCCAAGCACTATCCCAACCCCTATTTTTAATCCTAGTATCATTTAAACGCCCCCTCTGCTTTCTGAATGGTAACGAAGATTTGATTGATTCCGTCTTGGATGGCTTGCTTGGCGCATTCTGGGTCTGATGGGTTTGCTCTGGCCGCTAGGCTCGAAGGAAGGGCATCCAGAAGCGATCTGATTGCTCCGTGCCACTTCGTTATCCATTCTTGCACTTCCCCCATCCGAACTGTGACTCGGCTCACTTCTTCCCATCGAGCGTGCTCCATTTCTGCTTCTGCGACTCGCTTTTTTGCTTCGCCCCATCCTTGCACCGCCGCCCTCATAGCGACTGGGTTTTTGCTGTTTGCGGCCGTAACTACCAACGAGTAAGCAACTACCTCGGCTTGCTTCGCTCGATTCAATCGTCCAAGCGAGGTTTTCGATTTGTATGACTCGGCATCCAATTCTTTCGATGGCTCGGAGTAGATCGGGGATGGTGTTCGGGCTATCTGTGATTTGCTCACTCGCTTCTGGTTTGCGAGCCTCCATCTTTGAGCGTCTGACTCGGATGTGAGCGGCATTCCTCGCTTTACCATTCGAGACAACTGTCCCGCATCGATGCCCCACTTTTCTCGGAGTTCTTTTTGGGTAATCATTGGGTAGACTTACTGCGGAGGGATAGTCTTCATTCATTTGGCAAGCGTGGCTTTTTTGCCAGTAAGGTTTTCCCATCGCTTCACAATCACATCGCAGTAGTTGGGGCTGATTTCCATTCCGTAGCATTTCCGTCCTAATTGCTCGGCGGCGATTAGGGTTGTTCCAGAACCGCAGAATGGTTCATAAATTAAATCGTTCTTTATTGAAAAATCTTGAATCATATTAGATGCCAATCCTATTGGGAAAGCCGCCCTATGTTCAATTTTTTCTCCAGTAATCTGACTTCCAGCACTTTTAATTTGCCAGTAGTTCCATCTGCAATCGTTATATTCTTGTGATGTCCTATATTTCTCGCTTGATGACATTATAAAAATAAATTCACACCTTCTTGAGTATATTCCAACTTGGGGAAGATTTATTGAGTGAGTTTTGTCCCAAATAATTGTTTCCCTAACTCTAAATGGATTTAATTCGCTAAATATAATTTTCCCATAGTCATCCCGACTTTTTGAATTATACGCAACATTCCAGCATACGGAATGTAATTTTTGATTCTTAAATTTATTTGCTGTTTCCAGTATGCCTATGCAGAAATCGAAGTATTCTTTCGATGTTTTATTGTCGCTGTTTTTATCAATGTATAGGCTTGCTTGTTTTTTTCCGACACCCAGTCCCTTTGTATGAAGCAAGTCCCCGTTGCTTTCTCCTTGGTTGTATGGGGGCGATGTTACAATTATATCCCATTCTTTTTCGTGCATCAATTTTCTAACATCATCTTCCTTTGTTGAGTCCCCGCAAAGCACTCGGTGTTCCCCTAGAATCCACAAGTCACCCGGCTTGGTGATGGCATCAACTGGAACTTCTGGCACTTCGTCCTCGGTTACTTCTGGGTGTGCGTCCTCCATCATCAAAGCAATCTCGTCCATCCCGAACCCGGTAATTTCCATATCTAGATCGCCAGTATCGATTTCCTCTAGGATGTCTTTGAGCATCGGCATATCGAACTCTCCGCTTAACTTGTTGAGGGCGATGTTGGCCGCCTTCTCCTTCTGCTCGTCCAGATCAACCGCCCACACATCGACCTCGGTTTTCCCCATCGCCTTATAGACCTTGAGCCTCTGGTGGCCTCCAACCACATTCCCGGTTCGAGCGTTCCAAGTGATCGGCTGGATGTTTCCGAACTCCGCTAGGCTCTTGGTCAATCGACCCATCGCCTCATCGGAGATTTTTCTGGGATTATATTTTGCCCCCGATATCTCGGAGATTTTTTTGGTTAATAGACAAGGATATTTCATGGGGTTAAAAAGTTACGCAAGATTTAGGTGTGTAAGTGTTTGACATAAAGATTGTTGGGTCAACTCGCACAAAATGATCGCGGTGGGAACCTGTCTTTGAGAGTTTTTGCTGGGTAGGAGTCTTCTAAACATGGGGGGGGTGGTCTCAAGTTTTTTTCGGCGACCTCCCAAGTTTTTTCCCAAATTTTTTCCCAAATTTTTTTTCTTTTTTTTTCTTTTTTTTTCATTTGTATTGCGTTGATTTTAAGAGTGTTTGTAGCTTTTTTCTGTGCTTTTTTTTCGTGTTTTTTTCGTGTTTTTTGGTGCTTTTTTTACCCATTTGGGGGTAATTTTCCACCTGCTTCGATGAACGCCTTTACGATTGGTTCAGCCTCGGATACGAAGTCGGCCTTCTGTACTGATGACCAGTCTTGTATGCTCTTGCGTGTAAGCCATTGGCGGCAGGCTACTAGGTAGTGATGCCATGACCTCTGGGGGCGGGGGGTGGAGGTCTCGATGGGGTCGGGCATTAACCCCACCCAGAGGGCTAACTGCTTGAGGGATTGGGGGCTTGGGGAGTGGAGGCTGGGTCTGGCCTTAGCCACCCTTTTGAAGCGGCGAGCCTGCTCCTCGGATACCCCCCCCACCCCTAAAATTTCTGGGAGGTTTAGCCCCTCAAGTTCTGCCGAGGCTATGATGTCCCCGGCATCTGCCGCTAGGCTGATGGCTTGCCCCATCTGTTCGATGGCTGTTTCCTTGGCTTTGTCTAAAAGCCTCACCGTTTTTTGTAGTTCCATTCCGATCTGTTTTTCGCTCATTTCTGGGATTTCCTTTTGGGTTATGCCGTGGCCTCAACGAGTTCCTCATTTTCGACTTCGGCTGGTGGTTCGATCTCTCGAAATCTGTCGGCGTGAAAGCCTCGCTCCGGGTGCGGTGGCGTAGTCGAGCAGGG